TACTGTTTGTCAATGATGATATACTGTTTGTCAATGATGATATACTGTTTGTCAATGATGATATACTGTTTGTCAATGATGATATACTGTACTATCAACAAAGAAGAAGATGTTTTTTTTTTGTAAAAGTAAGTAGTGGAAAAATTTTGAAGTACTGTTTCTGTGTACACACTTTAGTACTTTTTGCAAATGGAGATGTTCTTCACTAACTAATAAGATAGTGAAGAAGTACTGTAGAAGTATTATTAGCTGCAGGTGTCGATATTAATGCCAAAAACAACGATGATTTTACACCATTACATCTAGCAGTTAGTAACAATCATCAATCAGTGGTAGAAATGTTATTAGTTGCAGGTGTCAATGTTAATGTTCTAAATACTGCTGGCAAAACACCATTACATATAGCAATAACTAAAGACTTACAGGGGGGGGGTAATAGAAATATTTAGATTTGGCTGTAAATAATACAATTACAGTTAAACTACAGTTAAACTACAGTAAAATGATATCATCTAAATGATATCATCAAAACAAATGCTTACCATAATTGAGGCAGCGAAGATTGGAAATTTGCAATTGGTGGAATCTCTGTTATCCACCGGGATTAATCCTAATGTTACAGACAGTGGTGGAGAGACACTATTACATCACGCAGCTGGTAACGGTCACTACTCGGTGGTGAAGATGTTACTTCATGCAGGTGCTGACGTTAATGTTAAAGACAATGATGATGAGACACCATTACATGAGGCAACTTACAGTAGCCTCTGTCAAGTAGTGAAAATATTACTAGCTGCGGGAGCTGATGTTAATTCTGTAGGTAATAACAATGATACACCATTGCATTTTGCATCTTTAAAAGGTAATCCTGATGTGGTAAATGCATTACTGGCTGCAGGAGCTAATGTTAACGCTGTAAATAATATGAACCACACACCGTTATATCTTGCAAGTCGAAATGGTCATCTCAAAATAGTTGAAATATTGTTAGCTGCAGGAGCTAATGTTAATATTTATAATGACGCACCATTAGAAAGTGCAGTTTGGTATGGTTATCATTCAATAGTAAATGCATTGATAGCTGCAGGAGCTAATGTTAACAATAGAACCAGTGATAGAAGTACACCATTACATCACGGTGCTTTAAAAGGTCATCACAAAGTGGTGAAAATGTTATTAGATTCAGGAGCTAATGTCAATGTTACAGATTATCACCTAGATACACCGTTGCATTTTGCAGCTCAATATGGTTACCAAGAAGTAGTGAAAATGTTACTAGCTGCTGGAGCTGATGTTAATGTTAAAAATAATAATAATGAAACGCCATTATATCAAGCCAATATTAAAGGTCATCATGAAGTAGCAAAATTAATCCAAGATACTGGAGGTAAATGATTCCAATTAACAATATCCGGTTTTTATAAATGACTACCTTAATTGAGGCAGTTAAAAATGGGAATTTACAATTGGTAAAATCTCTGATATCTGCAGGAGTCGAATATAAACATTTGTCAGTAGTGGAATTACTACAAACTGCTGGAGGTTAATACGAATATTATTGAAAAATTAATTTAAACATTTTTATGTAAATGGCTACTTTAATTAAAGCAGTCAAAGCTGGTAATTTACAAGAAGTTGAACATCTTCTCACCATAGGTATTGATTCTAATAATATCACAGGTATTGATTCTAATAATATCACAGATGTTTGTGGTAACACACCGTTGCATATCGCAGCCTACAATGGAAAACATGAAGTAGTAAAATTGTTATTGGCTACAGGATCTGACATTAATACTACAAACGATATGAATGATACACCATTACACTACGCAGTATACAAAGGTCGCCTTTCAGTAGTAGAAATGTTATTGGCTACAGGAGCTAACGTTAATGTTATAGGTTATAATAATAAAACACCATTACATCACGCTGTACACAAAGATCGCCTTTCAGTGATAGAAACGTTACTAGCTGCAGGTGCTAACATTAATATTACAGATATTGATAATTATACGCCGTTACACTACGCAGCTTGGAAGAATAGTCCAAAAGTAATAAAATTATTGTTAGATGCAGGTGCTGACGTTAATACTACAGATATTATTAATAATAATACACCGTTACACTACGCAGCTGGTAATGGTCGTCAGTCAGTAGTAGAATTGTTACTATCCATGGGGGCTGACGTTAACGCTACAACCAATTATAACGAAACACCGTTACAGCTTGCACATAAATATAAACAGTTGTCAGTAGTGAAATTACTACAAAGTGCTGGAGGTAAATAAGTATATTATTGAATACATTTTTAATGCTAAAAATTTAATTACTGCTTTAATTGAAGCAGTCAAAGCTGGTGATTGTAATATTCCAAAATGATGAAGATAACACATCATTATAAAGTAGTGAAATTATTGCTAGCTGTTGAAGAACTACCATTACATGATGTATCTCATCATGGTTACGAAAAAAAAAGATAGTGAAGATGTTATTAGCTACAGGTACTAACAATATTACACATTATGTAAATTTAAACGATCCCTATCAGTAGCAAATTACTACTAACACAGATTTATTAGTTAATCATATTAACTGTCTTAATTAAGACAGTTAATGTTGTAAATAATGAGTTAATTAATCTTGATACACTTACTCAATTTGGGTCATGTTTTCAATATATAAAATATCCATCTTGGCGAGTCGTTCATTGTATATCTCTTTGATCATATCAAGCTCCTTTATTACATCGCTCACATTCTCTTTCGTTGCTGAGTTAATGTTGCCAATTGCCAATGACATGATAGTGGTATTTAGTTGTTCAGTGTCATACTCACGAGCCAAACGTTGATAGTTTTGGAATAAACCATATTTTGTCATATAATTAAACTCAGGTTCTCTTTTATTAGCTAGAAAACGAATACAATTTTCACGAGCACCGTTAAGTCTTGCAATTTTATCTGGAATTTTCTCCTGAGCGCTGTTTATTTCTGTTACCCACTCATAGTATTCGTTCAAGATTTTACTTCCAACGCGTTTCTCAACTGCAACAAGAGGAATTAAAACGTTACATTGATTGGCATCGTAGTCTGTTGGTTGCACTGTTTGAGTGCGTCGCATATATTCCACATAGTAGGGATTGTGGAAATTGCGCGTGGTATCTAAAATCTTGCCTGAGATCCAATCAAAAGCGTGTTTACAATTGGTACACCACATCTGACTGCAACCTTCTGACCGATAGATTATTGAGTGACAGTTGGGACATGGTTTACAGTTACGGTTAATTTCATCAACAGACTTGACATCGTCATCATTGCATACATGACCGGTAACCAATTCTCCATTACATTTACGACAGAAGAACTTCTTGCATGTTTGACAACTGTGACTACTATCTAGGATGTTAGTACAGCCAGTTGTTGGACAGGCAAATATCCATGGATTGGTTTCCACAACTGTTTTAACATCTTCTAGTTCAATAAAACGTTTAGTGTTAGCAGCAAGAGTTTCGATCGCCTGTTGTTTCTCTTCGGGGGTAGAAGTTTCACTGTTTTTGATCTCGATTAATCTACTATTTTCATAGACAATATTGGCTTTTTCGAATGCTTTCGCTTCAAGATATGCCCTATTGTAGATTCTCTCCTTAATGAGGTTCAACCATTGTTTATAATTATCTGGATTCAGATTGTAAAGCTCCTCGTTAGTTAACTGACGATGACACTTCACTCCAAAGCATTCTGGAAAAAGACCATTTTGCATGCAAGCTTCCCATAAACACTGGCCACAACCAACTGCTTTACAATTGGAACATTGAAAGTGAACCTTATCATTAACAACCGGTTCATAGCAAATATTGCAAGTAGCCATTTTATTCTGGAAGGAACAAGATTCTAATCTTCACTTTTAATTATATATAATATAAAAAATACTCATTTTTACCATGAATTTATATATTAACATTATCCATTTGAAGCCGGTTAGAAAAAAGTTGTAAATAATTATATATTAACAAAGGTGAAATAATATCTATACATATAAATGTATAACCAAAATGGATCCATTGATTAAAGCTAGTGAACAGGGTAATCTCGTGAAAGTTCGAAAATTACTTGATTTGGGGTGTAATGTCAATGTTACAGATGACGATAATAACACACCATTACACTCAGCAGCTCGTAATGGTTACGATTCAGTAGTCAAAGTGTTATTAGATATGGGTGCTAACATTAAGACGGTAAGTGACAATGCATACACTCCATTACATTACGCAGCTGCTAATGGACATCAAAAAGCAGTAGAAATTTTATTAACCGCAGGAGCTGATGTTAATGCTACAGATATTATTAACAATACTCCATTACACTTAGCATCTTGGAAAGGAAATAAAGATGTTGTGACAGTGTTATTGGCTGTAGGAGCTAACGTTAACGCTACAAATTATCATAATAGCACGCCATTACACGCTGCGGCCTGGAGCGGTAACAAATCAGTGGTTGAGGTGTTACTTGTGAGAGGAGCCCACATTAATCCAACAACTATTTTCCACAAAACACCATTATCTGTAGCAATTGAACGTAATCATCAATCAGCGATTGAAATGTTGCAAGCTGTAGGAGCTACATATTAAGACCAAAATCCACGTTCTGGAGATGACTGTTTTAATTAAAACAGTCAATGATACCTTTAATGAAGCCATTCCAAAGGTGTCTGACCCTCATCATTTGCAGTATTAACAATGTGACAATATCGTTGTAACCACCTTCATATGCTAAATGCAGTGGAGTGTTATTAAAACTATCTTTGGCGTTAACAACTTTTCAACCACAGTTTTATGTCCCTTACAACAGGCTAAGTAAAGTGGAGTTTCATTGTAGTTGGTTGTAGTATCTACATCTGTGTGAGTGGATAATAAGACATCAAGAATATCTTCATAGTTATTGCCAGATGTATAATGTAATGGAGCCACATTGTCATCATTTTTAACGTTAACAGCTGCACCTTTAGCTACCAATAAGGTAACTATTTGTGTAGCGTTGACGTTAGCACCTTTGGCTAATAACCATTCAACAATATCTCCATTCCTTGCACGAACCGCTAAATGAAGTGGAGTGTCGTTAAATTAATTTGTAATGTTGACGTTGACACCTTCAGCTAATAGAGTTGCTACTGCAGAGAGATTACCTTCTTTAATAGCTTCAGTTAAGTTTATAATACCACCAATTGGTGGTATTTATTCTTAATTTAGTAACTAACAATAATACTTGTAACGGTGTTTTATTGCGGTTATTTGTGGTCTTAATATTAGTACTTGCAATTATCAACACCTCAGTGGTATCAATGTGTTTGTTTTCAACATTTCAACTGGAGCGGAGTGAGTTTATTATAATTTATCGCGTTAACATCTGCATTGTTAGACATCAAAATTAAAGCTGTATTTTTTGTACCCATGTTGAGCTGCCAAATGGAGTGGGCATCTTTAAACATCTTTAGCATTGACATTTGCACCATGGGCTAATAACATTTTGACCATAGTGTCGTTTCCATTTGTAGATGCTAAGTATAATGGAGTATTGTTACCATTACTTCTAGCGTTAACGTTAGCTCCTGCAGCCAATAACACTTTCACAACCTCTTGATGTCCATTCCGAGATGCGTAGTGTAATGGAGTATCGTTAATATTATTTGTTTCGTTAACGTTAGCTCCAGCAGCCAATAACACTTTTACAACCTCTTGATGTCCATTCCGAGATGCGTAGTGTAATGGAGTATTGGTATCAACATTTGTCGCGTTAACGTTAGCATCGGCGGCCAATAACACTTTTACAACCTCTTGATGTCCATTCAAAGATGCGAAGTGTAATGGAGTATAGTTATAATTATTTCTGGTGTTAACATTAGCTCCTGCAGCCAATAACACTTTTACAACTTCTTGATGTCCATTTTCAGATGCTATGTGTAATGAAGTATTGTTATCATCATCATTTGTTGCATTAACATTAGCTCCTGCAGCCAATAACACTTTTACAACGTCTTGATATCCATTCCAAGATGCGTAGTGTAATGGAGTATAGTTATCATTATTTGTTGCATTAACGTTAGCTCCTGCAGCTATTAACACTTTCACAACGTCTTGATGTCCATTTTCAGATGCGTAGTGTAATGAAGTATTGTTATCATCATCATTTGTTGCATTAACATTAGCTCCTGCAGCTAGCAACACTTTTACAATCTCTTGATGTCCATTCCAAGATGCTAAGTGTAATGGAGTATCGTTATCATCATTTGTTGCATTAACGTTAGCTCCTGTGGTTAACAACTTTTCAACCTCAGCAAGATTACCAGCCTTACAAGCTTTAAATAAATCAGCCATTTTATATTTAATTAATATAATTAAATTCATTTTCCAGTTAATAACCTGTAAAATATTAATGTTCTTAAGAAGACAACCTTCCCACACATACTATATCCTCGATAGTTAGATGGTCTTATTTATGATTATTGTGATACAAAGTGGTTTTCCAGATATGGACATTGTCTGTCTCTTATTTATATTACTAACATAGTTTGTTAACAAAGAAGAAGATGTTTTTACAGAACAGATAGTGTGGAATTTTTGAAGCACTGTTTTTGTGTACACACTTTAGTATTTTTTGCAAACAGAGATGTTGTTTGTTAGTGATGAGATACAATGGAGATTTCCATTGCACGCATACAGTATCATTCGATTGGTTCATAACCAGGTGAGATTTTACGTCCAAATAATGGATACCAGTGAAAAACACAAATATTCGTTATTATTAACAATATCTCTGTCATAAGCATATAGCCAATGATTTTCGGAGTTAAAAATCCCATACATATTTGATTGCTCGTTGAGTAGCATTGATTCAATGCACATAAAACATACATATCAGGAGATAGTCGTGTTGTTGAGAGGTGTAGCTGATTTGGTTCAGAAACGGAACTATATATGTATGGTTCAAGTTTTGAAAAGGCATCTTCGATAAAACTTTGGATGTTATTTAATGAGGCTGTTGTGTAATAATATAAGGTATATGTATTATTGTTGAATACATCAATTATGTTATTCGCAATCATCAAATCTTGTGGGATATTACTGAGAGCAGTAACATTGACAAAGATATCATAAGTATATGTAGTTCCATTGCATGTGCACACAGTGTCATCTGTAATATTGCGGGGATTAACTGCCTCGAAAGTAAAGATATATGGACAAATTATGTATAAGCTAATTATAAATATGATGATAAACGTATGTGTAATCGCCAAACAACCACACACATTATATTTGTTAATCATTTAATTAGTTTAACTTAATTAATTAAATTCAATTCTTTTTATGAAGGATAAGCATTACTCCAAAATGATTTTTTTTGATATATTTTAATTAATAAAATAAAACATGAACTCAAATTTGAATATCAATGATAGTCAAATTTTTGCCAAACTCTTTCAAGGAGACGAGCTAGTGCCAGGACTGTATATTAAAGAAGTTCAAAAAGATGGCCTCGTATTGAAGTATATTAAGGATCAAACACCAGAATTGTGTCTTGCAGCTGTTAAACAAAATGGATATGCATTGGATTTTGTCAAGGAGCAAACACCTAAGATATGTCTAGAGGCTGTTAAACAAAATGGATATACATTAAAGTTTGTTCATGAGCAAACTCCAGAATTGTGTCTTGTAGCTGTTAAACAAAATGGATATGCATTGGATTTTGTCAAGGAGCAAACACCTAAGATATGTATAGAGGCTGTTAAACAAACTGCATATGCATTAAAGTTTGTTCATGAGCAAACTCCAGAATTGTGTCTTGCAGCTGTTAAACAAAATGGATTAGCCTTACAGTTTGTTCAGAAGCAAACACCAGAGATATGTATGGCTGCCGTGCAGCAAAATTGGTTATCATTACAGTTTGTTAAGGAGCAAACGCCAGAGTTATGTCTGGAAGCTGTGTCCCAAGATGGAGTAGCGTTGCAGTTTGTTAAGGAGCAAACACCAGAGTTATGTCTGGCTACCGTGCAGCAAGATGGTTTGGCCTTGGAATATGTCAAGGAACAAACACCAGAGTTATGTCTGGCTGCCGTGCAGCAAAATTGGTTATCATTACAGTTTGTTAAAGAGAAAACACCAGAGTTATGTCTGGAAGTCATAAAACAAAATGGGTTACCCTTGGATTATCTCAAGAACTAAACACCAGAGTTATATCTGAAAATCATAAAACAAAATGGACATACATCGTATTATGTAAGAGGATAAATGATAGAACAATGGTTATCTGTTAACTAAATAATTAAACCTAATTTAGAGTGTAATATTTTCCCAATTGGGAGAATAAGTGATTTTCTAGGTTATTGTCTTTTGTAATAAAAGTTAACATGGAACAGCTTCCAGCTGATGTCAAGCATAAGTTTTTGTCAATTGTTCTTAAAAATAATGGTCTAGCATTACAGTATCTTAAGGAGCAAACCCCTGAATTATGTTTGGAAGCGGTTTTACAAATCCTCTTGCATTGAAATATGTTCAGAAGCAAACACCAGAGATGTGTCTGGCGGCAGTTAAACAAAATGGATTAGCCTTACAGTTTGTTCAGAAGCAAACACCAGAGATGTGTATGGCGGCAGTTAAACAAAATGGATTAGCCTTACAGTTTGTTCAGAAGCAAACACCAGAGATATGTATGGCGGCAGTTAAACAAAATGGATTAGCCTTACAGTTTGTTCAGAAGCAAACACCAGAGATATGTATGGCTGCAGTTAAACAAAATGGATATGCATTACAATTTGTTAAGGAACAAACTCCAGAGATATGTATGGCAGCTGTTAAACATAATTGGTCAGCATTTGAGTTTATCAAGAAAAAAAAAACTTCAGAGGTTGTTGAAGATACTAAACAATATATCTTAGGATCAAACACTATGACAATTGTCACAGTGTATATTTAAATGAAATTAATATATAAATAAATTAATATAAAGAACCTTTCCGTTCCAAGATGGGGAGATATCTGTCATATTTCTGTTGTCTTCGAAAACAAAATCTCAGATTCAAGAACGAGACACAGGAATTTTTAACTAATATACTCGAACATAACCCATATGAACTGCAGTATCTCAAGAAACAAACTCCTGAGATATGCTTAGCAGCCGTCAAGCAAAATGGCAATACTTTGAAGTTTGTCAAGAAACAAACTCCTGAGATATGCTTAGCAGCCGTCAAGCAAAATGGATCGGCATTATTGTTTGTCAAGAAACAAACTCCTGAGATATGTCTAGCAGCTGTTAAAAAAGATGGGAGTGCATTGAGAATTGTTGAGAAGCAAACGCCAGAGATATGTCTTGCTGCTGTACAACAAAATTGCTATACAATACTGTTCGTCGAGAGGCAAACACCAGAATTATGTCTGGCAGCTGTTTCCCAAAATGGGTTAGCATTAGCGTTTGTCAATGAACAAACACCTGAGATATGCTTGGCAGCGGTTAAGACAAGTAAATATGCGTTTAAGTATGTTAAGGAACAAACTCCAGAGATATGTCTGACAGCTGTTAAACAAGATGGCAGTGACTTAAAGTATGTTAAGGAACAAACTCCAGAGATATGTCTGACAGCCGTCAAGCAAAGCTGGCGTGCATTAGAGTATGTTAAGGAACAAACTCCAGAGTTATGTTTAATAGCCGTCAAAGGATCACCTCATGCATTGCAATTTGTTAAAGAGCAAACTCCTGAGCTTTGTCTGATTGCAGTTAAGCAAGATGGGTATGCCTTAAAGTACGTCAAGGAACAAACACCAGAGTTATGTCTGCTCGCTGTTAGAATAAATAATGTTGCGTTAGAGTTTGTTAAGGAACAAACGCCAGAGTTATGTTTGATTGCTGTTAAGCAAAATGGACTTTTATTGCAATTTGTTAAGGAGCAAACACCTGAGCTTTGTATGATTGCAGTTTCACAAAATGGGTATGCCCTAAAATATGTAAAGAATCGAACGTTGGAGATATGTCTCACAGCTGTTAAACAGAACATGCATATCTTAGACTCCTTCCAGGAAAAAGAAGCTTGAAGTATCACTTGGATATGTATTTTAAATAAAACGGTGTTATGGATACTCTTCACAATTAAGAGTGTAACAAATCTACCTATTATTGGTTACTTAATAATTTAATAAAGAATTTAAAGATGTGATGAACTGATGTTTAGTCACAGTCTATCATTAATATGTTAAACACTGTCTCAATTGAGACAGTATCAAAGATATGAATAAGTAAGATTTATATCTACTATTTACGCATGAGAATAATCTAATGGAATTTATATAAATTCAACTATATGTAAATGTTATTTTGATTTAAAAGAGTTAAATTAACTCTTTAAAAAGGACATTAATATGGATTCGTTATCTTCTTTTGTTGGAGGAATGAATATCATGTCTTTCCTAAACTTAACAAAAGGATGTGATGTCGATCAAGATATTTATCAATTGCAGGAAATATATCTAAATACTACTCAGCGTAATGGTCTTGCCTTGCAATTTGTCAAGGAGCAAACACCAGAGATATGTATTTACGTATTAAGATCGAGCGTATTTTCACAGGATGCTGATGTCATTCGGCAGCTTTATAAGATATTAGATGTATCCGGAGGTGATATTCGAATGTTAGTTACCAATGCTATCAGAGATATTCAATGTCGGAAATGGGGTGGTCGGTTTAAGACCTTGGATCCGGAATTTGAAAAATTAAAACAACTCCTCAGTCTTAAGAAAAATTGAAAAAATATTTATATTTTTACAACCGCAACCCAAAATGCAGGAATGTGCAATTTGTGTTGAGCCTTACGACAGATACACCCATCGATGTATCACATGTCCCTTTTGTGATAAAAGCTGCTGCTTTGAGTGTATAAGAACCTCATTGATCGTTAATTTGAAGCCATTGGTATGTCTTCACTGTTCCAAGTCATGGAATATACAAAACATGAGTGAAGCGGGATTGGATCCAGTTTGGATCCAAAATGAGTATAAGCACTATCGAGAACTGTTTCTGTTGGAACAATCAAGGGCTTTTCTTCCTGAAGCTCAGGAATACGTATATAAAAAGAAGGTTAGAGAGGAACTACTTAAGAGATACGAAGAGGAGCTCAATCAATCAGCTTTGGGTCGCTTAAATGGCACGTCTACATATGCGCATAGTAAACGAATAATGATCAAAATCAGGGATCTCACTTCTAAGGACTGGTTGGAGCATGTTGATTTGTATTTGGGTGGCCAGGAAAGCGCTCCAATATCAACGGAAATACAAACAAGAGGTGAAAGTTCACAAACTGCCAGTGACAAACAACCTGTTCGACGTCTAAAGTTTCGGTGTCCAGATGAGAATTGTCCGGGGTATATTAAAAATGACCTCTGTATGCTGTGTAGAATCGAGGTATGCCCTACATGCTGGATAAAGAAGACCGACAATCATGCATGTAAGCAGGATGATATCTTTTCGGTTAAGGAAATACTCGAAAATGCAAAGCAATGTCCTAATTGTTCCGCGTGGATTATCAGATCTGAAGGTTGCGCCCACATGTTCTGCATATATTGTAAACATGGTTTCGACTGGAATACAATGGAAACTATTTCCATACATCAAAATACAAATCCATATATTAGAAACGAAACTGAAGAACTCAGAATTATTCGATCTCAAGTTGAGCAGAGTGAACTTGATAAAGATAATCCATACTATCAGTTCTTTAATACTACCATATATAACTACAGTATCTTATTCGATAAGATAAACAATACGTTCAATGTTGATACTATTGATCATTTATCTCTCGCCGTGAGGTATGTGGAGGGCAAACTAACCATGGATGAGTGGGCTCAAAAAGTGCAACAGGCTGACAAGCTCATCCAGAGAAATCGAGCGTTTACACGCTGTTTACGTGAATATATCAGTCAATGTATACGATTATTGAATAATGTCAACGCTGTCAATATGAAATCAAGATATCAAAAAATGTTGAAGTTGAAAGAGACTACATATAAAGAACTCGATAAACTTAAGTCTCTTTTCAAGAGTAAGGTTGAATTAACTCTGTAAAAATGGAGTTTACATTATTTGTTCCCAGATTTGGGAACAATGTTATTTCAGAGGATTATTGCTGTGGAATGTATACTGCTTGACTAGGTTGTGAAGTAATAACTGGATTTGATGTGTAAGTATTCACTGTTGATGTAGATGTCGATAATGAATTATAACCACCACTGGACGTTGCCTGACTGACACTACTGGGCATTGCCTGACTGACACTACTGGGCATTGCCTGACTGACACTACTGGGCATTGCCTGGCTGACACTACTGGGCGGGTTTTGATTTTGCACAGAGCAGTAGAGATCATTCCTGGGAAATAGCACTTGACATTTTTGAAGTTCCTCACCGGTTTTACCATCACATGGATATGGCAGGCATCCATTCTCCATTGCTTCTTCTTCAAGTTCATCTTCTGTAAGACCAGTATCATTTCCGAACTTACCAAAGATACTTCCAAATAATCCGATAACAGCTACTATGATAATAACTGCTGCGAAAATCCATACAGCATCACCACCAAATAATTTACTCTTACCGGCATTGGTTTCAATTTGATTATCGACATCTACCTTGGATGTCATCTCTCCAACGTTACTAACAGCGCATACAGCTTGAACATCTCCAGTTTGAATGATTTCAATATTACCAGTTGTGCTGGTAGAGATATTGTATGTAACGTTACCTACGTAGTTGTCAATTGTTGAGGAGCATAAGTTGTTAATATTGTTGGTAATAACCTGTTCAATTTCTGTTACTGTTGTACTCTTTGAAAAACTAACTGAAACTCCGAGATTAAAGGTTTTGGATGATGCGGTACTCTCTTGAACATTATTGAAGATAGTTTCCGCGAGTTGTTTGATGCCATTTTGGATTATACATGCTGCATTTGCAGTCCCTTTTTGAGCTATAGTAATATCTCCAACATTGCTCCCAGCAAGATTAATGGTAAGATTCTGAACCTTATTAGATAACTGAGCGTTACATTCAGTTTTAAAATCGTTATATAACACGGCTGATGAGTATTGTTCAACTTTAGTCTGTGTACGACTTGCTTGAATTCCCATTTAACATATGAAAAGTTTTTCGATAATATTAAAATGACTACCTATGAAGAATGGTTAACAGTGTATCCTGACATTTCAGATCCGAATTTTAGTGGTAAGATAGCTTCAATGGCTGAGTTTGCCGAATTGGCAGGCACCCCTGCAGAGAAACCTGTTGCGAATGGTCAATTTTATCCACATCAGAAACTCTTCCGACGGTTGTTTGATGAATACTCACGTGCATTGGTTATTGACGCTCCAGGTACCGGTAAGACGTGTCTATTCGTAGCGTTGGCAGAACTGTATCGACAGAGATATACGATGGAGAATTCAGAGATGCCTAGTTTTCTACAACCGCCTCGATACAATAGAGTGTATGTGATAACACGTGGTAAGTTAATTGGTGAGAATTTTGAAAATGAACTGGTATGTAGATGTACAAAGGATGTATATGAGGTACCAGCTGGCGCTCCGTTAACAATAAGTCAAAAATGGGGTGTGATTAAGAAGAAGATTAAGGAGTATTACACACGATATACATATGTGCCGTTTGCAAATCTGGTTGCGAGTATGAATGATGATCAGTTGAGAGACTACTTTAACGGCAGTATTATAGTGGTTGATGAAGGACATAATATTATTCCTACAGACAATGCGGTAAACTTAGAAATGACTGGCAGAGAGAAACATGATAAGCAGCGAACTCTATATGTGTATCAACAGATTAATAGGTTGGCTCATACAATGACTCGTGGAAAGGTCATAATTCTCACGGCAACTCCAACCCGTTACAGTCCTATACATGAGATTGGTTACTTGATTAATATTTTACGACCTGAAGATGATCAGATGCCCATAAATATGGATATGACCATGGAGGAGTTCGGTAATTGGGTTAATGGATATGTAACGTATGTTAGAGAGTTAGATAATGGAGTCGATCTGATTTTTAAAGGTAATCAGATTGAGGATTCCACAACCATTGTAGATAATATAACCATGAGTAATTTCCAAACAAAAATATATGCAGATGCTTATATACAACATGGGAATCGCAAATTCTACACAAATGTTCGCGAGGCGGGTAATATTGTATATCCAGATGAATCATATGGCAGCGAGGGGAATAACAGGTATATTCAGAAGATTGATGATAGTCGCTGGGCATTCACTGATGAGATGCTAAGAGATATTCAAAAGGCTAAGGCTAAGATGGGTGATAATTTCATCAGGAAGTATTCCGCTAAGTTTTTTAGAATCGCTCAGTTGTTAACCAAGTATTACCAGGAGGGTAAGAAAGGGTTTGTTTATCAGGAGTTTAAGAAATCTGGAGCTATTCCCTTGGGGCTTTTCCTTGAAGAGATGGGAGTGGAACGTTTTTATAGCAAGGAAAGTGCATTCGTTACTACAGTCGGTAAAAGCAGATCAATATGTACAACAACTTCAAATATTGAAGGTCGGAAGCTTAAGATCCAGAAGGGATTTCGTTACGGTTTGCTAATTCCAGATAACTCTGTTAAAATCAACGAAACAATGATAGAACTGTTCAACAGTCCAGAGAACCGTTACGGTGAGTATATTGCACTGTTGATTTTCTCACCTCATGGTAAGGAAGGTATGTCTGTGTTTGACATTCAGTGGATGGCTCAGGTACCTACATGGTTGTGGCCGCCTGCAAAACAGTCCATATATCGTGGACGGCGTGTTACATCCCAGCTGATGCTGCTTAATGACGCTCGTGAAAAGGCTATTCAGGAGGGGCGAGATCCCTTAAGTGTTCGCTTGAATTTAAATGTGCATCTTCTAGCTGCAATACCAAATACTGATGAAGTGCCGGCTGTAGACATTATTATGTATACATCCGGTGAGGACGTCGCTAGAATGACAGCTCCATATATAACTAAGATGCGTTCCAATGCCATTGATTGTTTCATTAACTATAATCGGAATGTGCTCCCGGGTGATAAGGAACTTGAGGGTTTACCTCTGTGTGATTATGGTAGCTGCTTTTATGAATGTGATTCTGAACCACCGCTACCACCAGATGAATGGGATTATTCTGGACTTCTCCGGAAATATACTCATGAATATCGGGAGCCAATCATGAAATATCTACAGATGTTAGCACAGAAACATTATATTTATCCACTTCATCTGTTGATTTCCGATTTGGTAAGCAAAAAGAAAATTAAGAAACAGGTGATTCTTATTGAAATATACAATATTAGCCGGCAATATGACAGATTTTTAAACCGCATGGGACAATATGTATATTTACACATTAGCGGTGGTTACATTGTGTTCTCTACTGATTTCCCCTATTTGGTACATACTTTCAAGGCTCGTCAGCTTAGTTACTATCAGTATATTTCCTCATTCCCCTGGTTGAAACAAACCAACCTTGAAGATATTGTAGTTCAGCAAAAAGCACCCGAGGTTAATCTTGCCACACTGACTGTTGAGGATGCATTTGCATCTCTGGAGGATGCTTACGACCGACCGCAGGTTCTCGAGCAGGCTATTAAGGACTTCCTTGATGATCGCCGAACAGATGCAGTAGATGCGATTGTTGATTATTATAAAATGAAGATATATGAATATGAAGAACCCTTGGATGAAATCCGGAATGCTATTAAGAACGCTAAGAAATCCAAGACAAAGAAACCGGGACCCATTCCACCTGAACCTCCAATAGATAAAGAACCTGAAACTGTTTATATGCACACACTTCAGTCTCAGATTAAATCATCATTGACGAGATATAACTACGCATCTAATAGCCGCTCACCTGACCATATCCGAATTTTCTCACCTGCTACCCAAACATGGCGAGATGCTAACTGGATAGAGGTGGATATTTATCGCAAGATGATTGCCGCCGATATCGATGAGCGTGAGTTGCAGTATGGCAGAGCATACGGTATTGTAACCATTGACGACCCGGAAAATCAACTTCGGCTTATTTACAAGAAGTATGATGAAGTTGAATCTAGTGATAGCCGTACACATAATCGAGGCAAGGTATGCACATCTTGGAGTATTGTTGAGATTCTACCGTTTTTCTACATTACTGGCTATTTGGAATATCTTGCGCCTCAACCAAATGTTACATCTCGAGATGTTCAGGAATATTTGATAATGTACCCAGACTTGGACATTTTACGATCTGTTGATGAGCTTAATCAACGCCGAATTGTTCATATTCTCATACACAAGAGAGACTATCAGATAAAAACACGTATATGCCCCAATTTATATGAATATTTGGAGACTCAAAACCTGATCGCATACCGATAAAATAACTCATCAATTTGAGACTGAATTCAGTCTCAATATTCTTAAACCTGGGTTATTTGATTCTGACCTTATCAAGATTAAGCGACAGCCAGTACATAAAGTTAACATAAATATCTTCCAGATCATCAATATTTGCTCCTGACAGCATAATCTTTCCAGACGTGCGAATGGTCAGTTTCACAGATGGTATCTTGCCTTTCTTACTACGGGTAGATCTTCGACTGAGGATTTCATCTGCATTGCTGGCATTCTTAACAGCTACAATAGGTTGGTTAATGGTGTTATTATATAGAACGTGTAGGCCATTATGACCACTTAGAAGTGTTGCCATGGCATTCATGTTTAAGGTGCTCATAATGTTCATATTGAACGTAGCATTAACCACATGTGATTGATTAAGACTGATATCACATCCCAATTGGTTTAGGTTCCAAATTAACCACTCAGCTGTATATCTTGCATGCTCCTCGGATTTGGCACCTGAACCTTGTAGATAGTTCGTAGCTGTGACTTTAATGTTAACATTAACTCCCAAGGTTGAAATATCAACACTAATAATATTTCGAAAGCATTTGTTTGACCGTCCTTTTCGGATAGCACCCACTCTTACATCTCCAAAACCCTTACCAACGATTGTTCCATCCTCACCTACGGGTAGGGTATCATAAATACCATTATATTTAGGGTCTATCCGAATTAGAGGGAAGATCTTCTTTAGATCGATGGTACCAGTGTAATCACACACAAATGTCATCATACTTGCTCTCAATTCTGAGAACGGAGGTGGATTTGATACATCCTCAATTTTTTTAGAAGAATTGATTTCCATTTTTTTTTTAAAAAAAATAAATAACTCCTAAAGTCAATAATGGAATATCTCGCAATTGAAGATTTTACCAAGAAGTTTTTGGTGGGCAAACGCAATTTTATTGCAAAATTTGAGTATAAAAACATTTTCCTGTGCGGAAATCATTTTATTAAACAATATGCATTGAAAGATAATTCATTAGGTGAAGGTTGTAATGAACTAATCTTCCATCGCCAGCTGCAAAAGTATTTTTCTGAATGGTTTATCATTCCATTAGCATGGTCCTTCGATGATGATTCATTATACATTGTGTGGGAAAAAGTTCAAACGATTAATGAGTTTTGTAAACAAAATGGACACATCGATATCAATCAGGTTTATGAAGACCTGAAACAGGGCATTGCAAGAATGCGAGGGTTGAATATCGCTCATAATGACATCAAACCTGAAAACATCATGTATCATGATGGAAAATTCAAATTTATCGACTTTGGACTGGCTACAGTCACATACAAAGGATATATTCCACCAGCAACAGCTTTTTCAGGATTTTTTCGAGACCCACGCTATTGCAGTACTTTTTATAACTCTATTGATGTGGAACTGTTCGCTCTCAGCCGAACGTTGGAAGATATTATGTATGCCAGTGATAAAACCAATAGATCCTGTCTGAGTTCCAAGATATACTTTGAACCGAAAGTCAAGGATGAACAGATGAAGCCATTGCTTATTAGCATGGCACGAGATTACAAACCAGATATTCAACCAATATATCCGAGTGAACGGAAACCGTTTCCAATAGATGAACAAGTTACTAACACCAAACTCTATAAACTATGTGAGAAATATGTTCAAATCTTTAAATATCATAAGAACATGAAAAATGCAGCTCTCGAAATTATCAAACGATATCTAACAAAAACCCAAGGAAGAAAAACAATGACACCATCTGTTCTGTGTAATGTTGCAATGTTTTTGAGTGTGTATTTAAACATTGATTCTCGTATTCGAGATGATTTCACCTCCTATAAATGTATTTTTGAGGTGCTTAAGGTTCTTGATTGTGACTGCTATTCAACATTTGAAGAACTTGGGTGTAATTTGGATATTCATACATATCAATACACATCAAAAACACTTGAAGACTTAAAGGCTGTATATGAAATTAAGGAATTAGATAAACAGAATTTCTACCCAGGTATCTATGTATATTTGATAGCTCTTGAGTCACATAAGCTCACGAATGAAGAGCGGGAGCTTGCACAAAAGATATTTCCACAGGATATATGGAAACAGTTTCTGTAGATTAAAAGAATCTTGGAATGATCATTCCAAGAATACAAGATTAAAAACTTAGAGATTAAGTAATTTACGGGGTTTTCTTGGGATAAAGTTGGCACTTACAGTGTTTTCAGCACGTGCTGAAGGGAGTGGTGCAGTAGCTGTAGGCACAGAACCCGAAGGCATACCTGAAGCTCGAGATCCGAGAGGGTTCATTGGTGATTGGGGTATAATCTTCGGTGGGTTTGGATATCCTGGATTTGTGATAGCTTTCAAACCTCCAGGTGCAACTGGAACAGTAATAGCCTTAGGTAACAAAGTGGGTATAGTTGAGGGGGTAGTGATTGGAATAGAGGGTTTGAATCCCTTAGGTGGCATTTTAAGAATTGTTGCTGGATTCTTTTGAATAGGTGCAGTAGGTATTGACACTTTAGGTATATTCTTCCAGATATTGGTAGTTGGGATTGGTGGTGGAGCTCCAGGTGTAATGGAGTTACCTTCACCTGAAAACAGAGAGGCGCCAGCCACTTCCTCATCCAGAGACACACTAATTTCAGTCTTGAAAGGATTCTCTCCTCGGATTACATGTTGGCGAATTCGCGCCAGTTCATCAGCATAATCGGAAGGTATAACAATATCACCATAACCAGTACCCATTCTAATTTTCTGACCCAATGCCAATGATGGAACTACATCCATGGATTCGATAGGGTTGAAAGGTGCACGTTTGGCGATTACAGATGATGCCTGTTCAAACCCAGCCAGGGATAGAGTGCCTTTAGCACTCTTGGATGCTCCTTCCATAGTCATGGGAATTGGTTTTCCACTCCTGTGTGCTACATCACTAATAATCTTAAGATGAACCGGGATGATAGACCCGCCACCCTTGGAGTTGGATGAGTTGGTAGTGCCAAAGATCTCATTAAATTGCTGTTCATACATGATCTTTGCGGGAACTACTCCCAACATATTGTTTAATTCCTGTGAATGATTGGAATATGTAGCTTGAGTGTCAACATTCTCAACAGTGAAGATCATTCGGAGATTGGTACCCATTGTTTCAAGATATGCCAAATTAACCTCATCGAAATTACCTGGGTCGTTTGCGTATTTGTTCAGAGCTGTCATCGGTGATGTGTCTCCTGATACCTGAATGTATTCACGTGTGCTTTCAGTTACTGAATAACCCAATTTATTTAAGATAGGCACAAGATCCTCAACAGACATTGGGTGGATACTTTGAAAATAACTGCTGCGATATAAATTCCACAATTTATCTTCCACCTGCTCCTCACTTTGAACACTTGACATATATGGAACTCGCATTGGATACACCTGTAAAATATCCGGGATTCCAAGAATGTAGATCTTTAGCAACGATGGGAGTGTATCATTGCGCATGAAATTATATTCATGTGCAGTCATCTCCTCGCTACTTTCTGTAACTCTCAAATACACGTCAATTAATCCCATGTGATCCGGTGACACATATGTGTGAAGCTTATTGGACTCAATGGATTTACTAATATCAGCCAAAGAGACATTATAGGAAAACAACTTGCCAGTATTGAACTCCAGACGTATCACATTAGTCTTCTCATCAGGCATTGGTTTATTATACAAGTTGCAATACATTTCATACCAGCTACGATCAAGGTTACCAGCTGGATATACATCTGAGGTCTTGTGTAACTTAAGAATGGTCATATACTCAAACAGCTTACGACGTTTGAACACATCTCGAAGTGATGGTTTGTCAGTAAAATAAATATATGCAGTGCGATCACGGGGATTTTCAGGGACATTAATGAGTGTGTTCATACTTGACACCTGATTGGAAACAGCACGTGAAGCACCCGTTCCAACGCTACCTTTCAATTTCAAACTAATCTGAGTAGAAACCTCACCGGCAGAGGTAGCAACAACCAATCCAACCGGTTCACCTGGTTCTACCCGTGCTTTCTGAAGCTGTTTCTCAATGATATCCCTCAGTTCAACAATATATTCATCAGTGGGAACTATTTTTAAGCGATGTAACTGCCTCTTAAGGAGATTATGATGTAACTGACGCACCTTCTCATCTACCTTGGGGAATACACTAAACCGCTCCACAATGTTCGTATCAAGCACAAAGTCTGTTATGGACTCCAATTCATCTTGTGTTGGTAACCGAGGTTGAAACTGTTTGTATTTGGAATTAAGGTTCAGAACAACATTGGGCATATCAATATATGTGTAATAGATACCTCGATTATCAACTGATTTCATAAACCAGCTTGGGTTAACGCCTATTTCATATGTAGTGTATTGAACCAGATTACGGGAAGACATACGCAAAGTTCCATCGAAAGCAGCAACAGCATCCTCCAAAGACTTTACCAATCTGGTTTGAATATAACCAGAAGCACCAACTCCTGTTTTACCACGTGCCACATCGGCAACAGCATTAGTCATATGGTTAAGATAATCCACAACACTCAAACCAGTGCCAAGGTTACTCTCACAGAAGCCATATGCTCGAGGGTCATCAACCCCAGGTGGGAAAAAAGGAGTTACACGTGCATTGGAACCTGAACCAATCCCATACGGGAGCGGTTCACCATTCACAGTTTGAGGACCCAATATTCCGTGAATCTGAACATATGTAGATGCATTACCCTTGGTTCCAGATTCAACCAATGGCTTCACGTTGGAGGTACGATAATCCATGTTAAGAACCGACATTGCCTGTGTTTTTGCATTATTTAGTGCCAGTAGCCAATTCTCAATACGTTTACGCTCCTCGAAAGCGCTCTCCTTTGGATCCTTGAATTTTGCAGCCTGTTGATATGCATGATCCAAGATCTTGCGGAGCTCAGTGGTGTTCTTCTCGGCATTGGATGAGAAGATTGAGGTCATATCCTCCACATTGACTGTGAATCCACGTATCTGCAAAAACCAGTTGGCAATGGTTCGAAGATCTGCAAGAAACTGAATATATCTCTTACCGCCATATGATTGATGCATGAAACCACCCAAGTTACCACCCACACCGATATTCTTCGACGTGATAGCTCCACTCATCAACAACCCATCTCGAATTGTCAAATATGATTCGGTGACTGTCAAGGTTTCATTGGTGCGCGGCTCTGCCCACTCCTGGGCTGGATCCAATTTAATATTAAAGGATAGATCTGGTGGTAGCAAAGCACTGAACAACCCTCTACCCGTATACAGATTATAGTTATGAGCCTGTGCATTTTTAATTAACGTTTGGAGATCATAAGCTCGCTCTAACAACTGGGAGTAGCCATCCATCCACATATCTTTTGACATGTTAATTCCTGGAGCTGTCATTAAATAGATACCTAACAAGGTATCCTGAATGCTAGCTACAATCACACCACCCTTAGCATCTGACAGCACAGCTTTATCAGGAGTAGCTAAAGTCTCAATCTCAGCCATAGCTTCGATAAACTGAGGCATGTGAAGATTAGCTTCATCACCGTCAAAATCAGCATTGTAACCTGTCAGGAGTTCATCTGGAAGGTCAATATTAATACCATTCTTCAAACGCACTTTCAAAGCTCGAATAGATGGCTTGTGTAGCGATGGATTACGGTTAGCAATCAGGTAATCACCATCCTGTAACCATCTATCTACCTGATCGCCTGGAAGGAGCTCCTCAAACGATCTGTTAACCTCATTGATTGCATACGTAGCACCTGGACGAATAATTCGAACAATTTGACCTTTTCGGAGAAGCTCTGTTAGCTTTTTAATATTCTTATCGAATACCCGAACACGAACTGTAAGTTCAGAGCGTATTTTCTTAGGAACTCCAATTTCATCAACCTCTAAGTAGGGACCGGGACCAATTGGTGTGCGAGCACAGGCATCAACATTCTTACCAATGAGATCTCGGCGAAAGGCACCGTCCTTTTTATTGATTACACTACTGTATGTTTCCTGTTTGGACTGGGAATTTGAAGCCGATACACCAACCATCATATCATATATTGCATTTGTCAATGTTTTTGACAATGTAAAATATTCAGCCTCAATCTTATCTGGAGTATATGTTGGTTTTGGAGTATAGTTTCTAATAGCGTTACTTGCCTTCAGAATTCTCGCGTAATGTTCAGTAAAGTCATTCTGTACTGGAATTCCATCTCGATATCGAACAGGACGAATATTAAAAGATGTAACCAAAATACCAAACAGAATATAATCACGTGGACGGTTCTTACCTTTAAACCCCAGAAGTTTATTATCCTCAGGAGATGTAGATGATAAGATATTGTATGCATCTAATGGATATACCGGATGTAGAGGACTTTTCTCATCCCGTTGCATAACAATCATGTTACGGTCACCTTTACTCTCCTTATATGTTGGATTTTCATTTCCGCACACATGACAGTCCTTCTCAATAGAGGCTATGCTAATAAGCTTCAACCGCTCTGTAAATGAGCCGCGAAAAACTCCCTGTCGAATAGCGTCAGCACCCAAGATGAGATGACCACACTCTCGACAAATAGCTTGAAGTAAATATCGGATGTCTTTAATATGCAACGGATCATATATCGGATTCGGTTGAAGCTTATTACATACATAACGCTTGAAAAGAATTTTACCATAATGGTTAGGACATTTATCCATCGTCAATGTGCACGATGCACACGGTCTCTTATCTGTAGCCCCTAATAGGGGATCCATTAAAGTCCCATGTGTATCTGTTGAATCCACTTTCGGGATTATATCCCGAGTAATTTCACATACAGCAATGTTGGTTCCCTCTAAGTCCTCACGGGTCACAATTGACATTCCAATTGTTAAGGGACGTAAAGGTGGTAATTGTTCCACCAGCTGTCTCTCCTGTTGATGAATTCGAGCAATTTCACGCGCTGCGTTAGCTTCATTTGCAGAAGCTTCCTTTAAAGCTTTTGTTACGGCACTTGATGCGTGTGACATTTGTATTAGCTCAAAAAAGGTTCCACACAAAAACAAATAACTTTGGTGTTATCACGGTTGCAACCGTAATAATTATTTCATTTATTTAATTTTTATTTATATATGTATGACAATATGTATTTACAAAACGAACAAAGAATGTGTGACAAAACAGTTAAGGAAGAACAGAAAATAACTCAATCATAATCACAGTATGTAATTATCTACAAAAAAAGTTAGTTCTTATGAGTGTTAGTTAGTGAAGATAACAAAGAATGTATGTGGAACAAAAGTGTTCATCATAAGTTATACTGCAAATATTTTTACAGTATATTATCCAAAACGAAGATGATCTTGTGATAGTGATAGTTGGTAACAAAGAATATATGTTGAAAAGGAGATGGTATGCTCACACAAAGAATACTTCAAATTATATGTTACTATATTTGCAATGAAGATGATTTGTTGTTGAAAAGAACCAAACAAGTACACAACAGTACATCTTCACTAACAAACAAGTACACAACAGTACATCTTCACTAACAAACAAGTACACAACAGTACATCTTCTTTTTGCAAAAAAAAACAAAGTGTGTACAACAAACCCCTACTTAAAAATTTTTCCACTACTTACTTTTGTAAAAAAAACATCTTCTTCTCTGTTGATAGTACAGTACATCTTCACTAACAAACAAGTACAACAGTACATCTTCACTAACAAACAAGTACACAACAGTACATCTTCTTTTTGCAAAAAAAAAACAAAGTGTGTACAACAAACCCCTACTTAAAAATTTTTCCACTACTTACTTTTGTAAAAAAAACATCTTCTTCTTTGTTGTTAACAGTACATCTTCACTAACAACATCTGTGTTTACACACCTACTACTTTTTTCGACTCTATCATAATCACGATAGAGTTGGTTAATAACTTACGTTGAAACACCAACACCAACATCAGTAGATATCTCTCGATGTGAAGGTGCTTGACTTAAGGGGATTTCAACTTGCCGTGGATTATACCACCGAAATGTTAAGTTACGACGAACATATCTTTCTGCATCTGCTATTGTTGAACAATCCTCTTCATTGATGATATCCTGCACTTTGGTATTTGTAAATCGTCGAGTACACCATCGAATGAACTTCATAAACTTACGTTCGCAATAATACAAAATAGAAATAATCAACTGAATTACACATGTGCTTCTTCCATCACTATTCGATCGCAAACTCAAATACTGATCAACGATAAAGAATAAGGTACTAACAATAGATAGAGGTAATGTTATATATTGTTCACATACTTGGTTTAACGAATAGAACGGTATGGTTGTATTCATCCTTGTATTGGTTTAATTCCTTTGTGACTATTTCTACATTTTCAATTTTGATTCAGTTAATAATCTCTAACATTGCAAGTAGTAATATACTCCTACGTATTTCCCTTCGACTACGACAGTATCGTATCAAAGCAGAACGAATTTCAGCTGATATTAGGTTCTCAGCCAATAGATACACAAGAACATTGAACGAGTTTAAGGGATCGTTACATTCAAAGGCAAGAATGAAATCCAGTGAAATATATCGACACCGATCTCCACACATCTTCTGATTGAATGGATTAATTCCATTCAATCAAACACATAGTAACAGTTTAACAATCTCAACTTGATCCCATATGTATGCCTCGATCAATAACTCCTCAAGAACACATTCATCAATATACATTCCGTTAACCTGAATAAATTCAATCACTACATCTTCTTCTTTTTGATAGTATAGTACTTCATCATTGACAAACAGTATATCATCATTGACAAACAGTATATCATCATTGACAAACAGTATATCATCATTGACAAACAGTATATCATCATTGACAAACAGTA